ACGACGACTTCTACGACGACTTCTACGACGACTTCTACTTCGACCACTTCCACGACGGTGCCGTCGACAACCACCTCATCAACAAGCACCACGACTACGACTGAGGCCCCTAAACCAGCCCCCGCCCCTGCTGTGGCGGCTATAATTACCCGTATACAGAACGAAGAACTTGCCGAGTCAATGGGCGAGTTGTTGAGTGACGAAGACGAAATAACTGTAGAAGTACTCCACAATGTGATTGACAATGAGGACTTCGACAGCCTTGATGAGGAGACTCTAGAGGCCGTCAGTGCGGCTCTATCCGAGGCTCCAGACGAGGTTAAAGAAGAGTTTGAGAGCGAAGTAAACGTGTTTGAGGGATCGTTTGATACGTACGTCCCCACTGGCTCAAAGATTGATGTAGGGACCAGAAGAACTGTTGTCGCTGTAACAGCCTCCATGTCGGCAGTCGCCGCCGCCCCCGCAGGAGGTGGCAGAAGGAGACGCTGATGTTTAAGAAACTCTTCAAAGAGGGTCACGCCCTCGTATGGACGGTATCAGGTACGGCTTTGGTACTGATTACTCTCTCAGGAGATGTCCTGAAGTACGCCCTGTGGATCAGTGGCGCATCCATTGTGGCTCACATGATCGGCTTTGCCATCTGGGGTGGCTCAGATGAAGAGTAAAGTGCGTATTGCTGGCGACATCGGTATTCGCTTATTCGCTACTTTCACTGCCTCAGCCCTGAGTATTATCTCCGGTGCGGCCATCATTGGTGATATCCCTATGTACAAAGCCGCATTGCTTGCCGGATTTGTGGCCGTAGCCAATGTCGCCCAGCGTTTAGCCGCCGCCGCTATCGACGGTGATCTGACGTCGGAGGAGATAGATGAAGCGTTTCTGGGAGCAAAAATAACCAGAAACTAGATACCGCACTATCCCCTTACCGGTATGGTAGGGTATGTACGTCCGATACACCTATGGAGGTATCTATGTTTGATCCAAAGTTTCTCAAGGACGTTGCCGAGCGTGCCATTGCCACGTTTGCCCAGACCCTCGTCGCCCTCGTGGGAACGAACGCCGTCGACATCTTGTCGGTTGGCATTGGTGACTCGTTGAAGGCCGCTGGCGTAGCCGCTGGCCTCTCGGTCGTGAAGTCTGTCGCTGCTGCCAAGGGTCCAATCGGTGACTCGTCAGCCAGCGTTGTTAACCTCGGTGGTGAGTGATGGGTCGTCCGTACGTTGGTTGGGACGGTAACGCCCCCGGAAAGCGTGCCGGTACCGAGAAGTTCATCAAGTTGTTGTGCGAGTACTTCAACAACGGCATTTGGAATAATGGTTCGTGGGGTGTCCGTAAGATGAACAACCCCCGTGTCACGGCTTGGTCCGTTCACGGCACGGGACGCGCTTTCGATGTTTCTTGGCGTAAGTACCGCAACAAGGGTTTTGGCAACTACGACGAGGCTGTCAAGGTTGTTGAGTTCCTCGCTGAAAATGCTGAACTATTCCAGATTATGGAACTCCACGACTACTACCCGAAGCCCTATGGTAGGGGTTGGCGCTGCGATCGTGAGTCGTGGCGTATCTACGACAAGCCAACCATTGGTTCTGCTCCCGGTGGAGATTGGTTCCACGTTGAGGTTAGTCCTGCGGTTGCAGATAACGAGCAGTTCTTCATCGACGCTTTTGCCAGTCTCAAAGGTGAGGCTCCTGCCCCCGCTGTTCACGCACCAGAACCCGCTGTCAGCGCCGTCACTCAGCCTTCTGTTTCCGATATGTCGGACGGACACTCCCTCGGATATCCCGGTGAGAGTGTGAACCTTGGCGACAAGGATAAGCACGTCAAGATCGTTCAGGAGAAGGTTGGCGTTAAGGCTGACGGCGATTTCGGTCCGGTGACCGAGCAGGCTGTCAAGGAATGGCAGGCTGCAAATGGGCTAACACCCGACGGTGTTGTAGGACCTAAGACGTGGAAGGTCATGTTCGGGTCAGTCAGCGTTGCCCCCACCAGTGACTACCCCGGTAGTCCGGTACAAAAGGGTAGCCGAGGCGATGCCGCTCGTAAAGTTCAAGTCGTCGTTGGCGCAACACCTGATGGCTACTTCGGCCCTGCAACGGAACGCCGAGTCAAGGCATGGCAGCGCAATAATGGTCTAACGGCTGACGGTGTTGTTGGCCCCAAGACGTGGGCGAAGATGTTCTGAGGCTGTGAGTGAAGAGTATCTCTGTACCGTTCAGGTTTACCGGTGGTCGTGTCGCTACTACTCGTAACAGCGACGCTATTGCACGTCAAAAGATTGTTGACGTACTGACCTCCGCACCAGCCGACAGGATGGGGCTACCTAACTACGGGGCAGGTATCTACAGCCTGCTGTTTGAGCCTATTGACACCCTCGTTGCCTCTGACTTCAAAACAGACGCTATTACAGAGATCCAGAATAGGGTCTCAGGGGTCACCGTTCATGATATAAATATAGAACAAGGTGCCTTTAACGAAAGCACAGCGGAAATCACGGTCTATTACTCGTTGCCACTTAGTCCAGCAAAGACGCTGACATTTACCATTGCTAGTCAACTAACAGAAGAAAGTCCGCTCTAATGGCCTCTTTTGATTACTCAAGCAGAGACTACAGCACGATCAAGGCAGACCTCCTAGCGAGGGCGTCCCGCATTGCCCCCGAATGGACAGACCGTGATCCGGCTGACTTCGGTATGGTACTCGTGGACCTATGGTCCCAGATGGGTGACGTTCTACATTATTATGTAGACCGAGCCGCTGGAGAATCTTTTCTCAATAGCGCAACACAGCGAGAATCAGTGCTGGCATATGCCAACCTGTATGACTACGACCCCGCTAGTAGGACCAGCGCACGAGCAACTGTGACGCTGCGTAATAGCGGGTCAGAAAGTATCACTCTTCCACGGTACACACGCTTTCTTGCACGGTATGACGACAGTACTTATCAGTCTTACCTCATTGATCCGGTAACCATCGACAGCAACTCAACCGCTACGGGGTCGCTTGCTCAGGGCACCATTGTGGTGTCCCCGGCTGAGACCCTCACCAACTCATCAACTGGTGGAGACGCACAGCGTTACCGATTGTCTAACCGTGACGTGGTCAAAGAGTCTGTAGTTGTAACCGTCTACGAGGACGGTGTGAATCCTACTGAGTATCGTCGTGTGAATAGGTTGTCCGACGCACGAGTCAACGACCGGGTGTTCTTGTTGCGTACAACTGCTGATGGTTATATCGAAGTCGTGTTTGGTACGACCGTTAGGGGTTTCGTACCCCCATCAAACTCGCTCATAACGGCTGTGTACGCTTATTCGCGAGGATCTCTTGGCAACATTCCTGCCAACAAAGTAACTGCGTTTAGAGACTCCAACCCAGAAAACGTCACCATTGAATCTTCTTCGGCATTTACTGGTGGGCGTGATGATGAGAGCATCAGCGCTATGCGTTCGTCAATCCCGTCTATCATTTCTGCACAGAACCGTGCAGTTACTTTGAACGACTATGTGAACTTGGCTCTAAGTGTCGATGGTATTGAGAAGGCGGCTGTGGCTTACACAGGGGCGTCCGCAGGCAATGCCAGCGTTACGATCTACCCGCAGGTCGACCGTAACTCGGATTTCTTAACTACAGGTGACACCTCCCAGACGGTTGACTCCACTACTCAGAACTCTGTTGTGTCACTCATTCAGCCGAAGGCAATCTTGGGTGTAGACGTAGTATGCGCCTCTAGTATCACTTGGCGTCCCATCGACGTGGCGGTAACTATCAACGTGGTTCCTACGTACGTCGCTCTATATGTAGAGCGAGAGGTTGAGGCGGCAATCGACAACTTGTTTGCCTTCAACAACGTCCGATTTGGTCAAACTATCTCCTTGGGTCGTTTGTATCGAGCAATCGTTGGCGTACGTGGTGTGGAATACGCCACTATCACTGTGCTAGATGACGCTGGTGATACGAGTGTGGAGACGACTATCACTGTTGGTGATTACGAGTTGCCTAAGAAAGGAACGGTGAACGTCACCGTCGTTGGCGGCATCACCAGCACGTAATGGCTCGCGTATCCTTTACTCTTCGCCGCTCCGTAATTGATCGGGGTTCTTACGTCCGATATGACTCTGACGTATACAACGCCGCTGCATCTGCGGGTAATGCTGCGTCTGCTGGTACTTGGGTTGCAGACGACCCAGTGGGTACAAGAGACATCGACAGTTCTCTTAGGTCCGACGGTTACCAGTTGCCCCCCGTTGAATTTGCAGAGAGTTTTCTAGAGGCTTACCCAGTCGCTTACGGAGTATCACAGATTAAATGGGGTGCTCCCCTAGTTACCATTGGCCCCGCACCCGCACCCTCACAGACCGTCCTTGTCTACTCACCATACGGGCCAGCCGCCACCATTTCTTCTGGGATTATTCTCTCCGAAGGTTCTTCTGAATTTGAGTACCTCCACAACGGCCTATCCGGTGGTCAGTGGGCTTACTACACATTGTTCATTCGTTACCAATCCAGCGGTGGAGACGATTACTACGAACCAGCAGCCACCGTAGAGATTCTCATCCCGCAAAACTACGGTTCCACTACGCTCCTCTGGGAACGCATCCCACAGTACTACCGGCAACAGGACGTTGCTATTGGTGAGTACGTAGACCCTACATCTGACTACGCCATCACAGAGTTGGGGGCGCTTCCGGCAGGTAATGTGGTCGGCCCCCTGTTTAAGTTCATATCGATATTTGGGTTTGAAATGGATACCACTAGAACCCTTATCGACTATCTCATGATCTCTAGAGACCCGGCGATTGCCAACACAGAGTCATTGAACGCTCTGGCACTGAGCATGGGAGTAACCCTGTCGTCTGACATCATCAACTCCACAAGAGTCAGGAACGTACTAGATGACATCGGCTACCTGCGCCGATCCAAGGGTACTGTGGAAGGTGTTGCCGCTTACGGTCGCGCCCTGTCTAACAGTGAGATAGAAATCGATACTGTCAATAGGGAGATCACGTTCTACTCACAGCGTGTGAATTACGTGACCGACCCGGTTGACGCCACAGGTCTGATTACTTCTCGCCCAGCACATATAGCAGAAGGCCAGCGTCTACGGTTCAATCAGGGTACGTATGACCCCACTACCTACGTCGATGGTGACGAGAATACATACCCTCTTGCTATTGACAACTACCTCCCCGGTATGTACTGGACGTCAGCCTCAGCCACTACGTTCAAGAGCATCCCGGTGGGTGTAGGGGACTACATCGTGGCGTATACGGACAGCAACGGTGACATCGACTTTGGTGTATCCGGCTACACGTTTGGAGCCACTAACTATTCTGCATACACCTCTGCCTACTCCACCACGGGCACTCAATACTCAGCGACTGGCACAGGCGCTTCTGTCGGCGTCACGCATGTAATGCTCAAGATCAGCGACCCCGTTCCGGTAAAACTCAACGACACCGTGTACTTCTCTGTCCATAGTGCTATCGGCACAGACGCATTGGTGTGGGGACGTCTAGTTGACGAGAGTGGAGACATTATCGGAATCTCACGAGGTAAGACGCGAGCAGGAGACTCCCCAGCCGTAGGTATTCCGGTCACTTCTAACTTGTCCACCACCGAAGAGTGGACCTTGGGCTTTGTGGAGTTCCTCATCGATCTATCCTCGGTCAACGTATACGATCTGTCTAGATTGCTGATTGAACGTAACCACCTAGGTGACTACTTCGACGGTACCAGCCGTCGTGGTGGCTGGATTGTGGATGCCAGTGGTGCCACAGTGAGCGACTATCGTTGGGCGGCTTTCCGTGGAAGCGGTACCAATAGCGGTAATCCGTATGACTCTGTGTCTATCTACACCGAGGAGTACCAGCGCACTCGTGCCCTGCTGACCTCGTTCTTTGCAAGTTCGCTTCCGATTACTGTCGCTGACTCTTACACGGTCGTAGCCACAAATGCCGTGCCCGGACAGGACGCCATCGATACCTACTTGACACCTTGATCGAACAGGCGGTAGGGTAACTCTCCCATACAAGAGGAGAGCCAATGACCACATACGCCATTGTCGGCACCGGAGCCGCAAGCGAGAACGCCATCACCGAATCTCTGCGAGATATCTTGTCGCCAGATGACAGTGTATTGATCGGCTGGTTTGGTAAGCCCATGCCAGAGTCCATTGAGACGGTGTACGGGTATCTACTGGACAACGAGTTCCAGTTCAGCCTGTACCACCGCCCCGAGCAGGAAGTCACCCGTCATTTCCGTGACGCTGATAACTGCACCGTGACTCAGAGCCGTCATCCTCTGGATGCACTTCTCAAGGAGGCCGATGAGGTCCTGTTCTTGTGGGACGACGACGAGAACGACGCCACCCCACCTCTGATCCAGTATGTCTTTGATCACATCAAAGAAGGTGTGGAGGTCAAGGAACTCAGTAACGGGCTTTCTCCCATCATCATCGAAGATGATATGCCTGAGCCTGAGCCTGCCCCCAAAGAAGAGCCAGAAGAGGACGACACACGGTTCACTCGTGATGAGTTGGAGATCATGACCGCCGCCGCTGTCAAGCGCTACGGAGAGCGATTGGGTTGCGAGGCCAAGACCAAGAGCGGAATCATTGACGAGTTGTTCGGTGCAAGCGAGGAAGTACAGACCCCTGCTCCAGTAGAGGATGACACGCCCATTGTTGCTGGGGAGATTGATCCCCCTGTCGTACAGGTTGTCAATCCAATCGAATGGGAAAGGCAACTAATCAACCTCATTCACGACTTTCAGCAACACCAGAAGCCGGGGTTCAACTCCGACATGGCACACCTCGCTCTAGGGCAGGCTCGCCTGTGGATGCTCAAAACTCTTTCCGAGTAGTACTTGACAGGTCGATTACTTACTTGATACACTGACAATGGCACCTAATGGGATGGTGTCTCTTTCATGGTATGGGTGAGCGGCCTCTCGGGAAACCGGGGGGCCGTTCCTCATTCAGGAGTGAATATGGCAACATTTGGAGCAGACCCGGAGGACAATGACATGGGATGGACAG